CTTGGGATGGGCGCCAGTAGTGATAGTTCCAGGCATGATTTAGACCCCCGCAACTTGGTTGGAATATTGGTGGCGATTGATCGTCACCAGCCATTTGCACGAATAGCCGATCGCGTTGTCCTCGCGCGGGACGGGCTGCACGAGGTGCAGGTCCAGCGTGTTCGTCGTGGCTTCCGTTGCGTTGTTCAACTGCGTACCAGACAGGGCGGTTACCGTGCTGCCCGAGGCCACCACGAAATCGATGTTCAGGCCGATGTCGTTGGCGGTCAGGGCGGTGCCCGAGCTGCCCTCCTGAATCTCGAACAGCAGGTCAGGATCGTCGGCGACGTAGATTTCGCGCAGGGTGGACGCGGCGCAGTAGCGCAGGCTATCTTGCGTGTCCGGCTTGACACCGACGACCACGCCGACAATCACATCGCCGGTTGCGGCGCGGATCACGTCTTGCAGGATGCGGCCGTTGACGGTTTCGCCGGTGCCGGCCAGCTTGACGAAGTCGCCGATCATCAGCGCCGTGCCATCGCTGGAAGGGTGTGCGTACACGCGGAAGGCGCCGTTATACGGGGCGCCGTTCCGGTGCATGACAGGCCGAGCGCCTGCCGGGGTATCAGCATTTGCCATTGGATGCTCCAAAAAAGGCAAGGGCCGCTCAATGGCGGCCCAAGTGATTAGGGATCGGCGCGAACGCCGGGAATTTGGTTATCGAGCGCGAGTCTCGATCTGGATGCCGCGACCCTGGTCAGGGACATAGGCGCCCTCGACTTCTTCGAGCTTGCCCTTCTTAATGCGGCGGTCGGTCTCTTCGACCTTGGCGACTTTCGCCCTTTGATCTTCCTGATAAAACTCTTCCTTGATTTCCATGAGATACGCGCGCTGGCCGGTCGTTTTGTCGACCACGCGGGACACGCGTGCGCCCAGGTCGCGGTTTTCGTTGTCGACGTCCATGTCACCGATCTGCTTGACGGTATCGTTCGGCACGAACGTGTACCCGCCGTCTTGGGCGTTCTGCAGTCGGCCGTCATAGTCGTTGATCCAGCGGCGGACGTAGCCTTCACGGCCGGCGACGGTCAGCTTGGAACGTGCCACGCCCAACGGGACGCGGGTGCTTCTGCCTGATTCTTCACGGGAGGATTCGCGGGGTGCTCGGCTCATGGTCATGCCTCTTCGAAGTGTTGTTTGACGTATTGCGCCTTAAACTGCGCCTGGGCTTTCTCGTCGCCAGGGAAACCGTTCTTCGCCATGCGATCGCACGCGGCGCGGGCATCGGCCGGCATGTCGGCGTACGACTTACCGCCGCGACGTGCTGCCGGTGCTGCTCCTTCGACCGCTTGAGCCGATTCGCGGCGCGGATTGGTGAACTTGGCCGGGAATTGCGCTTTGACCTTCGCAGTCACCATGTCGAGGAACTCGGCGCCAGTCGCTTTCTCGCCAGATGCGCGCAGCTTTTGAGCCGCGAACTCGGCGTATTCCGACAATTCGGTGTCCTTCAGCCAGGGATTGCGCGATTCCCACTCGGCGTAGACCGGATCCGGGCCATCGTTGGCCTTCTCGGCGCGCTTAGCCGCTTTCTCCGCAGCTTCGCGCTCGACCGTCTTGATCTGCTCGTCGGCCTTCTCGAAAGCGTCGCCGTCGCCAGCTGCAAGCGCTTCCTTGCGCTGCTGCTTCAGGTCGGCCAGGGCGCGATCGTAGGCGCGTTGTTCGGTCTTGGACAGGTAATCGCCAAGTTCGCGCGTGGTCTGCTTCAGCTCGGCCACTTCGCGTTCCAGGCGCTTGTTCTGAGCCTTCACCAGCGGCAGCAGGTTTTCGCCGCGCTCGACGAATTCAGCGGCATCTCGCCATTTCGCGGGATCGCCCTTGAATTCGGACTTTTCGGTCCAGCCCATCGCACGTGCGCGAGCCTCGATCTGCTGTTGCGCCTCGTCGGCGTCCTTATCGTCGGTATCGCCGACCACGTTCGGTGCATTAACTACGGCAGCGCCGCCCGGTTCAGCGCCTTCGCCATCGGCCGACGCGCGCAATACGTAAAACTTCCTGAGAGTGAGCATGGATCTTCCTTATTCGGTAGTGGAGCGGGGCGTGACGATCGCAGCAACGTCCTTGTCGTTACAAAGCCGATATTCCAGACCGTCGTCGCCTTTGACATGAAACCCTGCGTACTTCGCATACCAGACGACATCACCAATCTGCGGCACCTGGCCGGCCCAGTCCTCGAACGCATTGCCACCCACAGCGACCAGACGGCCCTTCACCTGTGCCATCTTTTCACGCTCGGTCGTCTTGTCGATCAGGACGAGGCCAGCGGCCTTGGCGCTTTTCAGGCGCTCATCGGTTTCCTCGGCCTGCTCGGGCAAGATCAGGATTTTGTACTCGCATGGCTGCAATCCGGAGTCGTTGATCATTGGGCGCCGCCTTTCCTGCCCTTGGCCTTGACGGGGACAGCACTGACATCAACCTTGAATGTGGCCTCCGTTGGACGAAGCGTTATGTCTTCGCCTGATGCCAAGACGTCGCGGCACAAATCTTCCAGTGATGCTTTGCTGAGGCTCGACGCATCGGGCTGCTGCTCGGCCGCCTGGTCACACAGGGCGCTGATTTGGCGCAGCGCCGCGTCCATGCGGTCCTTGTTTTGCAGGGCCAGCGCCTCTTCGGCCAGTCGTTGGATTTCTTTGTACATCAGTTCACCCCTTCCTTGACCTGATTCGTGCGGTAGAACTCGGCAATCGAGTCGTCGTCCAGCGTGGCGATCTCGTCAGCCATTTGGCAGCGCGCCACCGCCATCTGCGCTTCCTGGCTGGTCGGGTTCAGCGCCCCCTGCGCCCATTTCTCCATCAGCGCCTGCCGGTAGTCCCGCAGGTACTGGTGGAACCTCTGCGTCAGCGGGTGATCCTTCCACTGCTGGTAATCCTCCTTGCTCATTCCCTGTGCCATCACCTTCTCCCTGTGGTTGCTGCGGTTGTAGTGCTGCCTTGGTTTGCTCTAAATGGGTGTCCAGCATGTGCTGAACCTGCGCCATAAAGAACGCGAATTGCTGCTCGCCGCCGACGGCTGCGGCCTGTGCCAGCTTCAGCGTTGCGTCGGCTTCGAGTTGGGCATTCTTCGCCTTCAAATTCTCGACCTCGGCCATCATCTTCTCGGCCTTCGCGTTGACCTCGACTTCCATCGCGGCGAGCTTGCCTTGCACCTCCATCACCTTCGGGTCTTGCGGCGGTGGCGGCGGTTCGGTGACCAGCAGTGCATCGATGTCGGGCACCTTCAGCGCCTTCAGGAAGCAGCGGTGCAGTTCCACCTGATTGATGAACGGATCGCCCTTGAACTGCATCAGCGCTTCAGCGCGTGCCAGTTCCTGCGCATCCGAAACCAAGTTCGGGTCGCTGACTGGCGCCACATCGGTGCCGTCGCCCTGGTAGTCGTCCAAGTAGATCGGCTCCGACTTGTCCTCGAAGCGGAAATAGTCCTCGGGTTGCAGGTACAGGCGATTCAAGCGGAACAGCTTCGCGAACTCCTGCTTGAGCGACCTATGCACACGCTTGTAGATCGCGGTGAACGCCTTCAAACCCTGCTCGATGAGGGCCAGCGTGGTCGTCGCGGTCTGGTTCACCTGCTGCTCGCCGGTCAAGATGTCCTTGACGCTGGAGATGTCCTTGCCGGCCTCGATCAGCATGCCAACCAACTGGAACAGGACAGGGCTCGGGCCGGGGAACTGCATGTGGTAGATCGAGTCAGCGATCTTGCCGCCCTGGCTGTCGACAGGCTTGAACTCACCCGGGGCGAACTTGGCGCCGCCGCTCTTCATCTTAAGCCCGCTGCCGATGAAGCCGCCGCCAGTGTTCGCCAGCGTGCCGGCGTCCATCATCTGGTTCAGCAGCGTGTTGATCATTTCGTTGATCGGGTTCAGCAGCAGGCCCAGCCCGACGTCGTACGAGCCGCCGTCCGGGTTCGGGAGGAATGAATACTTCGTCCAGTAGTTGACTGGCTCGATCTTCGATACCTCGCCCTTGGCGTTCAGGTAGATGCCTTCCTCGTCGAAGCGGGCAACGATGCGTGCAACCTCCGACGTTTCCTTGACAACGGTAACGACGTACGGCTCTTTGTAGCCGTCGCCGTCCAAGTCGTACCAGCAGTGCTGTTCCAAGAACTCATAGGCCGGGTCATCGTCTTCGGTGGTGCCGGCCGGCGTGGCTAGCTTCACATCGACATAGACATCGCCGCGCACGCGCTCGACCACGTCATTCTTGTAGAGTGTCAGGCACTGCGTGATGCGGCGCAGATCCTTCCACGGCGTGGCATGGTCGAACACGACGTATTTCGCCGTCACCATCTCGCTGCGTGGTCGGCCGAGCGTGGTGTCGAAATAGGTCTTGCGGAAGCAGCAGCCCACGATGGCGAGTTGCAGCAGCAGCTTGTCGGTATCCTCGTCCCAGTCCTCGATCTGCTCCAGCAGTTGGAACGACATGTGGTGACCGATGCGATCCGCGCGCTCCTGCTTCGTACCGTCCGGATCCGGGCCCATGACCATGCCCTTGACAACCTGTTCACCTTGGATGATGGCAGGGTAGGCGCGTGCGCTGAACTGGATCGCACCGGTGGTGATCAGCGGATACTTGACGTTTGCAGCCTTCGGCCACGGCCAGTTCTTCTCATGCGCCACCTGCATGGCCAAGTCCATGGCCTTCTGCATCGACCGCTCCCAATCGCCGCGGCTGGAATGGTCATTGTCGTAGCCGCGCGTGACCTCCATGCCGATCTTGCGCACGACTTCATCGTCGAGCATGGGCACGATATTGGCGTTGCCGATGAACGAGCGCAGCAGGTCGGCCGGATGCTGCTTTGCGGCCGGCGCGTCCTGCTCGTCATTCATGTCGATAGTTTCGTATGCCATCAGTAGCCGCCAATCGTTGATCTGCCGGTGTAGTCCGGATCCTCTTCTTCGTCATCACCCCATGCCTGCGGCTCTTCGTACGCCACGCACATCAGGCCGAACGAGTCAGCACCATGGCTGGACCAGTCGTGCTCAGGCCCAAGCCCGATGCCGCGCAACTCGTCGCGCTTCTCGTGGTAGAAGCCCAGCGCCTCACGGCCTGATTCAGTCGTCTCTGCGTTGAACCACATGGACGGGAACAGCCGGCGTGCAGCTTCAATGCGAGCCTTTGCCGCGCCTTTGCCCTGGTTCGGGACGACGGTGACGGTGTAGCCGGCAGACTTCAGCGCGGACTCATACGACACGTCGAAAACCTTGTCCTGCGTGGAGCCGTCATGCGGCAGCCAGATCTGCGTGCGCTTCTGGCTATATCCACGTTCGCGCATCCATTCAAGGTGCGTGCCGAGCGGCTGGCCTACAGCCTCGTAATAGTCCAGCACGCGGATTTCCTTGCCGATGAACTGCGTCACCCACATCGTGAAAGCGTCAGCCCGCGCACCGGTGCCGCCGATGTCGACGAACACGCGCAACGTCATGAGCGGGTCAGCAGACACGCGCCCGATGCGACCCTGAGTCTTGGCCAGTGTCAGGCTGGAGGCGTAGTACGCGCCTTCGATGACCGTCGCATAGCCGCCTTCCCAGATGTGGTCGTACTGGTCCGGACGGTCGCGCAGATCGCGTTGCCGATCCCGCTCCATCTTGGCCGGGAACTTCTCGTTGTCGCGCCAGTTCAGTTCGACGACCTTGATAAGCTGGTCATCCGAGTTGCGGAAGCGCTTCTCGACCGCAGCCGTCTTGCGCTTCGGGTTCCATGTCACCCACAACTCAGCGTTCCAGTCACCGCCTTCCTCGCGTAGCGTAGGAATCAGCGTGGTGAACGCCTCGTCTGTGACCGGCTCGGCCTCATCGACCCAGCAGATCAGGATGCGGCCCTTCGACTTGATGCTGGCAATGTTGCGATCTAGACCGGCAAACGCGAACCAGATCCGACCATCACGCGAGTGGATGAACTTCTCGCCAACCTCGTAATACGCCGCCAGAAACGGCTCTTCCTCGATCGCGCGCTTGCACTCCTCAAGGCTGGAGTCTTCCAGCGAGTTCATGAACTGGCGCGCGCATAACAGCTGCCCGGTGACGCCGCCCATGCCGTATATGTAGCCGCGCAGGGCAATCATCTTGGCGAACGAGCGAGTCTTGCCAGAGCCACGGCCGCCGTATGATCCTCGTACGTCTGCCTCACCCTGGAATATTGGAATGAGCTTCTCGGGCAACGCAATCTGCGCAGTCGTCATTTCGCCAGCGGCACCAGTTCTACGCGGGTCACTGTTTCAACTGGTCCGCCATTGGCGCCCGTCAGCTCAGTCTTCTCGACGTATAGCCCGGATGCCTTGCCACGGGCTATTTCAGCGGTAATCGCAGCGCTGTATTGAGCACTACCCTCAGCTGCTTCACTGAGCGCCCTGAGGCGCGCTAGATGGCTTGCAAGGGTGATTTGCGCGGCTTCGACAACTGGCTTGCGCAACTCCTCAACCCTTGATGCAACCTTGACGTTCGCCATGACACGCGACGCGGCCTGGTTGACTGAATCTGGCTTGGTATCCTGCCGAATCTTGTAGGCCGCTCGATAGGCGTCTGATTGCGACATGCCAGAAGCAACGGCTTGCGCAAACGCCTCCTGCTTTGGTGTTAAGTCGCTCATGGCAATCGGTCAAAAAAAATGGCCAGGCGTGTGAGG